CCGCTCCACCTTCTTTTCGCATGGGTATAACGCGCAAAATACCGGTGTTTTATCTGTCAGGTGCGAACTTTCGCAAAGGCATGTCCCACCTTCTGCTTCACCATCACCACATAGCACCGCAGGTCATCCGCATCCCAGCCCTCTTTCTCGCATCCGGGGCTCTCCGGTTCCGGTACCACGCAGCGCACGAATTTCCAGCCCGGGTATTTCTGCTCCCACCAATAGGCACTATCCTTGCAGTCCGTGCACCCTTTGCGTAGCTGCTTCCGGCTCCATCTGGTGTCATTGGGTACCAGCTCCACCGGCTGGATCAGGCTTCTGCTCTCGTACCAGCGCAGCTGCCCGTGCTTCTCGAAGTAGGTGATCAGGTCATCCAGCCGGTTCTGCAGGTTCAGCCGATCAGCGTTAGCTGTACCCAAAAGCTCATAGCTGCCGTCCGGTTGGCGTGCGGACCATTTGTCCTCAAGCAGCTGCCGAAAGTCTGCATTCTGTCGCATGGTCAGCCCTGGGCACTCGATCAGCAGATGATGGTGGTAGCGTTCGCTTTTTCGTCCGCAGCCGGTCAACCCCATGTATCGCAGGGCAAAGCCCGGGCCAAAGGCAGCTAAAATTGCCGTTTTTAGTCGGCGTATGTAGTTCCGCAGGTCTTTTTCGGCTTGTTCCATGCTTTCCGGCAGGTATTCTTCCGCATAGGTCAGGGTCAGGTAGAACCCCAACACCGTGAAATTGGCGTTTGATTTCTGCACCCTCCGCCGGTGGGCGTGCTGGGCATTCCGCCGCTTCTGCCGTTCACTGCTGGGCCTGCACTTCTTCCTGCGCTTGGCCTGGTGTTCCTCCGGGGTAATGGCATACAGGTCTACCTCCATGTAACTCTCCCCACACATGGTTCTCTTCTCTCTGGTGTAGGTATTCCGCATCCCGGTGCCCTCCTGCTGGCTTTCACTTTCTGCTGATATTCTCTTTCCCGTGACCCCACCGTCACAGAAATAACGGGTATACTAGCTCCCCAAAGAGGGCCCTTCCCCCTCTTTCTTTATAAAGGTATTATGAAACGTAACGGATACGGTGGACGTGTCAGGTCCATCGTATCCGTTGCTCTTCATAATAGATTAAGGTGTTTAAGGCGTGGCGGGCTTTCCTTTTTCCGCCCAGTATCCGTAGGTCAGTTCCGGCTTTCCAATTTTCCGGGCCTTCTCGTTGTAGACCATCAGATCGTGCACGTCGTAGGCCAGGGCGCTGGGGTCGATCACGCCGCCAATGGGCTTGCGCTTCACCTTTGCTGGCTGATCCGGCAGCTTCATGGGGTGCCGGATCCGTTTCTGGCACAGCTCCATCTCCATCCGCGTAACGCCGCCGGGCTTGTACACGCCGCCCCGCTTGCGGTAGCACTCGTGCACCGTGCCCTCGCTGCCAAACAATCCCTTTTCCTTCAGCTCTGCCGCCGTGCCCTTGCCCAGCAGGGTGCCGTCCGCACCGTAGCAGCTGTACACCCGCACCATCCGGGTCTCGGCCCGCTCGTCCGCACTCAGGCCTTCTGCCCGGGCCCTCTCCACCCGGTCGTCCTTGGTGCTCTTCCGCTCCATCTTCCACCGGTAGTTCTTCGGGCTGGGGTTCTTGCACTTTTCCAGATTATTCCAAACACTGCTCAGCTTGTTCACATCGGGAAAATATCCCTGCTCCACCAGCTCCACGCTGGTGCCCTTGGCCACCACCTCGCCGGTGTCCCAGTCCATCAGGGTGTATACCCATCTGCATCCACTCTGCATCTTATCGTCCTCCTTGATCCTTGGCTCCCATATCAGGGGAGCTCTGCAAGGCGCTGGCATAGCCAGAACGCAGCGGTGAGAGGTTGCTTCCGGTAGCCGCTGCCATGGCATCCGCACATTTCTGCCGAACACTCTCTTCGTTCAGCACATTCAGGCTCTGGCGGCAGGCCTTACGGCCCGCTGCCATCATCACGGCCCGCTGCCATCATCACGGCCCGCTTCAGAAACTCCGCTTCCTGCTCCTTGTAGCTTCGGCTCAGGGTCTGCACTGTCTTTTCATCGTCCACGTTCTCCACCACGATGTCCTCAGTCTGCAAGGCATCGCAGGCGCAGCGCCGCAGCTTTTCCATGGCCACATCCAGCCCGTCCGTCTTGCCCCACTCATTCAGCTGCTCGTAGTTGTGGCGCATCTCTGCATACAGCCGGTTCAGTCGGTCTGCTCCAAACCCCAGCTCCTGCACACAGGCCAGCGCCATCAGCTGCCAGGCCATGGTCGCTGCCCGGTCGCCCACCATTTTCAGCTGCTGCTCCCGCCGGGTGCGGGGTGTCCGCAACGCAGGCACCCGGAATTCCGTCGGCACGCCCTTGGGGATCGCCTCCGCCCGCAGCCGCCGGGCCTTCTCCGTCTGGGGCTTCCCGTTCTTGTCTGGCTGCATCACCACAGCCAGGCTCTGGCTGCCCAGCAGCTCCTTCCGTCTGGTGATCCGGTCAAGCCGGGTGCGACCCAGCCCCCACAGCTCATGTAAGGCGATCTGCCCGCACCAGCAGGTCAGCTGCACCACGCTGTCCTGGGTCAGGTCCATCTCCGCCGAAAGGCTCATCTTTGTTTTCATGGTAACTTCTCCGTTCTTCATATTCCCCGCACACCCGGTTCCGGCCCCCACAGCTCAGGCACCGGCTCCGGGTGATCTCAAACACATGTACACACTGGGTCTTATCCATCAGGGTTCCCCTGTCTCTGCCATCATGGCGGTCAGGTCGCCCAGCATCCCGCTCACCGTGCGGGAAAGAACGTTGATCGCATCCTCCTGCAGGTCTCCGGGCAGGGCCCTCACCGCAAAGCCCGCGTTCACCATCTCGTCCTTCAACCGGGTGTTGATCCGGCTTACCTCGGCCCAGAGCTTTGCCTCGTCCGGGGTCATCTTCCGCCGCCCGGGCCGCACAACGCCCTTGATCATGGCCGTCAGCTCGTGGAACTCATCGTCGGTCAGGCTCCTGTCGTTCCCCGCCTCGGCAATGGCCCGCGCCCGATCACTCGGTGTCCCGGTAATCAGAATGTTCTTGTACTCTTCCAGCGTCATTTCTGCTTGGCCTCCATCGCCCGTTTCATCAGCTCTTCCATAAAAGCAGCTTCTTTATCCTCAAAACGGCCTGTCACCTGGTTACGGCTCAGTGCCAACCGCATTTCCAGTTCTGCGGCCTTTGCAAAGTTTCGAACAATCTCCTCTTTCTGGGTGTTGTTCAGGTCACTGGGCACACTGCTGACAACAAAACTTACTGCCGACTGCATTATCACCCGTGTAACATCCGCTTCACTCTCACCATCCTCAATACTCAGACCGCCATCGTTTCCATTTCTGTAAATCGTGATTTTCATCCTTACCCCACCTTTCTGCCGCAGACGGCTTTCTTCACCGTGTTCTCCGGCACCTTGTGGATCTTCTGCGGCTCCTTCCGCTGCTCCGCCACCAGGCCCAGCCCGGCCAGCGCCAGGGCTGCACACCCCAGCACGATCGCCAGCAGCGTGTAGCCCAGCATTGCCCAGCCGTTGGCCGCGTTCTCAATGGCCCCGCCGCAGCCTGCGGCAGCCAGTCCCAGCACAATGGCACCGGCGCTCAGCACGCTGCCCGTAATTTTCTTTTTCATTTGCAAATCCTCCAGCTCTGTGTTAAACTTCTGGTGATGGGCAGTCAAAAACCATCACCCTGGTTGGCTCGTCGGTGTTCCCGCACCGGCGGGCCTTTTTGCTTTTCTTGCATCTCTGGCCGCCTTCCACTCTTGAAACGCAGCCTCATTCTCCGGTTTTGAGTAAAAGTCCTGTGCGATGTGCAGCAATTCAATAATTTGCCAGTGCTCAAAAGGCAGCTCCTGCTTTTTCCTTCGGCCCATGGCAGCACCTCACAGCCACTCGGCGCAGATGGTCTCCACCACAGGCTTTGCAAAGCCGATCAGCTCATCGCCGCGTTTTGCGGCCACAACTGCCGGGCCCACCAGCTCTGCCGCCGTCATCTCACTGGCGCGCTGGTTCGTCAGGGGGCGCTCATTCATCAGCCCTTCCTCGTTCACCAGCAGCAGAATGCCGTCCACGTTCTTCTCCCGCGCCCACTCGGCGCTCAGCAAGGCGGGCACCGGCTCGATCGGCCCGCCCACCAGCTTCTGCAGGGTCTCCAGCTTCATGCTGTCACCATCATCACACTTCATGTTGAATGCCCGGTTCTTCGCCGGGATCACGATCATATAACGGTCCATCGTTCGTTGCTCCTTTCATGTGCTCTTGTCCGGTTCTCCCCCTGGTGGTACAATCCAACCAGAAAGGATGTGTTTTACATGACATTCGTTGAAAGACTTACCCTTATTTCCTCACTTGCTGCTCTCGTTTCTGCCCTTGCTGCGCTTTTCACTGCAATTGCTCAGGTGATCATAGCTAAAGCTACAAATTTATCTGCCTACAAGCTGGAATCTGAAAAAATGTTCTTCCATGCTCAGGTAGAAGCCTACGAATCTTTCTTTGAAGCCGCTCAATCCTTTATGAGCCGCTCTCCAGATGCCGACGCTGGCAGGCTTACTGCCTGCTGCGCCCGTGCCATTTTGTTTTCCAGCCGGGATACCTGTGCAAAATTAAGCGGTTTTTCTTCGCAGTTGATGGAATTTCAATCAAATCCGACACCTGAATCACAAAAAGCATTCAATGCTTCTGCCTATGAAGCGTTTGAAGCCATGCGTCAGGAACTATTACAGATGCACCACCCACTCGTAGAGCGTAAGCACCGCACATAAGTAACTCAGCATAATGGAAAAAAGAATGTAGCCCTGAATCTCGCCGCCCAACCATCGCTTCGCAATCCATACTGTCGCTAAATCAATTAGCCATGCAGCAATCACCAGCTGCACACTCACCTCTTCACCCTCCTTTCATCTCTCTGTCCCCGGCTCCCCGCCGGGGCTTTTTCATGCGCTCTTCTTTGGGTCGGTGGGGTCAAGCTGTTGGCCCCAGAAACTCGCAAATACGCGAGTTTCAAAAC